ACTGCTGCAAGCTCACTCACATTCGGTGCCTTGAGATCACGTCCTAGTCTTAGTTCCAAACGACCTCTATGTTGTTTACCTTGACAACAATCGTGTCATCGTCGTGCATGGTCGCAAGACGCAGGAAGATCTCTGCTTGCTCGAAGACACAGAGTGCCTTGAATCTATGGTAGCTACCATCTGGTAGGACGTTCCAGCCACTTACGAGGAACTTTACATGCTTCATTGCTAGCCCCCTTCAACAGATAGCCCCTATTGGCTATGGGCCCATTATACCATTAGTGTTAACACTGTTTCACGAGAATTAAAGTTATCCCCGTACCTGCTGGGGCATGGCAGGCACGGGGAACCAGGGAAACAGCCCTGTATGTTCCTAGATCCTGACTGGCATAATGAGTCCACGGACACGTGCCGTGTCGTCGGCCTGAAGGTTGGTGAACAGGATGGGCTTCAGCTCTCCCGTGCAGGTGAACTTGAGATCTCGGCCCTTGCTCCCCAATGCCAGGGCGCAAGCCTTGCCGGCATCTGCTACGTACCGGGCATTGAGCCCGAACTGTGCCGTCCCGTCTATCGTGCCTTTCCCCGGCAGCTTGAAGAACTTCTCAACGTCGGGGTAGCGCCCCTCGATAGCCTTGATGGTGGTGTTTGACCCATCACATGATGTGATGGAGAGCATCATGGTCTGATGGTTGAGACACAAGGTCACAGGACCCTTCTTCGGGATGACAGACTTTACCACCTTGTAGGGGAGAAGAATGGTCTCGTCCGGCCCGTCCTCTTCTGCCTTGGACTCGATGGAGACGAGCCTGAAGGTGTCGAAGGCCTGGATTTTGATAGCGTCCCCCTCGCGCCTGATGCAGACAGCCTCAAGAGTGGGCCGTGTGTCGTTCTTGCTGACGAATACCCCCGCTGCGTGAATATGCTGAGCCTGTAATTTGATGCACATTGCTAGCCTCCTTCAACAGATAGCCCCTATTGGCTATGGGCCCATTATACCATTAGTGTTAACACTGTTTCATGAGAAGTAAAGTTATCCCCGTACCTGCTGGGGCATGGCAGGTACGGGGAACCAGGGAAACAGCCCTGTATGGGCCATTGCTACTTTAGCATATTGTCGACGATGTACTGAACGATGTCGTACTCGTCTCCAAGCGCGTTCCTACGATCCACTCCGTTGCCATAGGAGCCCTTGATTACCTTGTTGGCCTTAGCGTACAGGTCGTTTACCTTGGCTTGTACCTCGTCATAGCGCGAGCCAAGCGCGGCCCTGCGTGCGGCACCAATGCCGTACTCTCCCTTGATTGTGGCAGAGGCAAGATCCAGCACAGAGGCGTTGTCCTGGCCAGATCCAACGTACCTATCCCATGCCGTCCTGTCACCATAGAAGAAGTCACCATCAACTGACATTCCACCCATGGCAAGCGAGCTGGTGAACTGCCAAGCGGCAAGAGTCCAACCAGCGTGCCTGTATGGGCAATCAGGGCTAGGATAGCTGGTATAGGCCCTGGGGTAACCAGCGAGCCACAGGCCACAATTTGACTTCACCCAGGGTGTGCCATAGCCACGGTTGTTGAGGTAGTCGGCACTCATATAGACCCAAGGCCTTACCCCGCTGAGCCCATAGAACGTCTTGCACCAAGTCTCTAGCCAGGAGTTGGAGTTAGGCACCTCGAAGTCAAGAACTGGAATACCCTTGCCAATATAGCCCCTGGTATTCTCGTAAAAGAACTTTGCTTCGGCTGCTGCGTCATTGAACCTTGCGAAATGGTAGAAGCCAAATGGAATATCGTGCTTGATGCAGTCCTGGATGAATCCATCACAACATCGGTCTACATAAGTGGTTCCCTCTGTGGCCTTGGCAATCACAAACCCCGGCTGAGCTGCGGAAATGTCGAAACCGGCCTGCCAGTTGCTAATGTCAATCCCCTTGAGTACAGTCATTGCTACTGCTCCTTATCCTTTGAATCAATATTGAAGAGCTTGAAGAGCTGTGAGTTTGCGAACTCAGGATAACCCCGAGCGATGTTTTCGAGGATGCTTACCAGCTCCATCACGATTACGTATCCACAAACCACTTCGCACGTGGGGATGTCGTAAGGAAGCTTTACTGTGTGACTAATGCCAATCTCGATAGCCAAGCATACAAAAATGAGAATTAAAATCAGTACCTTATGCAAAAGTCCCTGTCTCATCTTGGTACTTGAGAGCTGGTTGTTGATGGCCGCTTGAATAAACCCAACGACTACATCGGCACACATCATCACGCATGCGAGCGCGATACCCCATGACTGGGTCTCAGTTAGAATCACTACAGGTGGCATCTTTGACCATCCCCTTCTTTGCGGATTCGGCACTAGCCAAATCGATTACCAGGCTACCACGTATCTTAACAGCCTTGAGCTTGCCGTTGCTGCACATGCGACTGACGCGTACCTTCGATACCCCTAGGAAGTCTGCGCATTCGTTGAGTGTCAAGGTGGGTCGATGCTGCAGCAGGTGCGCCGGGATCGTATAGGTGCCGTCCTGTTCGTTGTATACGAGCTTGGCTACCCCATAGAAGGCGGTTTCGACGTTGATGTTTCCCCAATCATCGGTCAAGCCCTGGAAGTCAAGTCCTGTTATCGGCTCCGAGTATGTCCTAAGATTCATGTTGCGTCCTTTCTTATATTGGCGTTATAGTGTTAACAGTCTAATGCGAAAGGGGCAAACGTGGCAAGGGCAAAGCGGCAATCAGACGACGTATACAACGCACGCAGGCGCTACCGCAGGCAGGCAGAGCGCTACCTGGCAAAGGCGGAAAAGGCCAGCGGGATCAGGAAGGCGCGCTATGAAGCGCAGGCACGTGCCGCGACGATAAAGGCGGCACAGACCTATGCCCAGGGGCAGAAGCCCCAGGGACAGGTAAAGGCCCTCATGGAGCGGCAGGGCATCGGCATCAGCACCATTGCGGCAGTGAGTGTGGCAAAGGGGTACAAGTCCGGCGGCATTGGCCGCAGCGTCGAGCGCCTTGTAGACCAGTCGCTGAATGCCCTGGTTGGCAGCAAGCCAGAGACCCGCGACCAGATGGCACGCGACATTCTGAGCACAGGAAACGTGGGAAGCCGCTTCTATGGTGGCCTTGTGCAGGTCTGGGACGGGACGGAAGAGAGCAGGCGGCACCCGAACCGTGCGATCCTTGAGTTCTTCGGTGCGGAAAGCATCATGGACGTGCTGGAGGAGCTTGAGGCACAGGGCATCGACTTGTACACGCCTGACGTGAACGACGACGTCTACAAGTCCGTGCAGCTGAAGCTGCAGCAATACATCCTCAAGATCCGCCGCATTCGCAAAAATGGGTAGCAAGCGACCATATAGGCCATACAGGATAATAGGGGCATACGACAGCGAGACTACGAACCTATCAAGCGGCACGGACAAGCGGGCGTTTCCCATCCTGCACCAGTTGGGCTTGATAGACGTCCCAATCAACACCATAGACAACGGGAATGTCGAACGCCTCACACACCTCTACCTGTATCGGCACACCATAGAGCTGTACCAGGCATTGCAGCGCATTGCTGACGCGCATGTCGGCTATGTGCCTGTGATCTGCTGCCACAACCTGTCCTTCGACATGTACGCCCTTGCGCAATGGCTGCGCGAGCAGACCAAGGTGCGCGTGCTTGCCAAGTCGCAGCGGAAGCCCATCAGCTTCACCATCCTGGACGATGACGGGCAACCAAGGCTGGTGATATGGGATACCTTGGTCTTCGCACAAAAAAGCCTTGGTTACATGGGTGACGAGTGCGGTTATCCCAAGCTGGCAGGCGATTGGGACTACGATCTCATACGCACGCCAAACACACCGCTGACAAATGAGGAACAGGCATATGCTGCGCATGACATCTACAGCCTTTTGGCGTGGTTGGGCTATTGGTGCAGGCTCAACCCAGACATCAGCCCCGATGACCTGGGGCTGAGGGTCGTATCCAAGACGGGCGTGGTGCGCAGGCGTAGGGTACAGCGCTTCTCCAAGCTGAGGGGCAACGGCTCCAAGAGGGATGTAGGGCACTATTGGAGCTTCATCAACAGCCAGAACGCATTCACCGAGGATGACGAACTGTACACGTGCCAAGCGGCGACCCGTGGGGGCTTCACCTTCTGCAGCAAGGCCAATGCCTCAAGGGTCTTCGACTTTGCCGAGAACGAGGGGCGCAAGGTGTATGGCTTCGATGCAACCTCGCAGCATCCCAGCCAGATGGTGAGCCACAGGTACCCCGTGCGTTTCCAGCAGGCCACGGCCGAGAACCTGACGCTGGCATTTCAGAACATACAGCTGACGGCCCTGGATGACGTTCTGAGGCACTACGAGAAGCCCTTCGGTGTCGCGTTCTACGGGGCCTTCTATTTCGAGGGCTTGCGGTTGAAGCCAGGTACCCCGTTCGGTGACTGGGGCATAGCCCCGCTCGCATGGGCAAGGTGCAAGGAATACCAGATTGAGGCCACGGTGGCCGAGGAGAACCAGCAAGGCGAGGAGTTCAGGCAGCACATGGCAGGCCTTGGCTTCAAGGACAGGGTCACAGATCCCTTGTATAGCTATGGAAAGCTGGAGAGTGCCACCAGTGCCGTTCTGTGGCTTACCGAGCTGGCCACATGGGAGGTGTGCCAGGCCTACGACTTCGATAGCGTCAAGGCCTTACAGGGGTATATGACGCTGTCCTTCGACAAGCCCTCTGACATGTGCGTGATCTCGGTCATGCAGTTCTACGCAGCAAAGAACGCATTCAAGCATGCGAGGGGCAGATACTACGCCAACGAGCCATTGGATAACCAGGAGGAGTTGCTTGGCTACGGGATCCCCGAGTTCGTCGTCTCTGGCATGCAGAACCACACGATAGATGATTCTGTGGTGGAGAGCACCTATCTGGGGCTCAAGGCAGACCTCAACGCACTTTTCGGCATCGAGGCTTGCAACGAGTACCGGCGAGACACGGTTCTTGGGAGCACTGGCATTGAGTACGAGGGTGCCTTCGGCGTGGTGAACGCACCAAAGCAGCCGAAGGCATGGTACCAGCTGGGGCAGAGGGTCGTTGGGTGGAGCCGCATTGCGCAGTGCATCGTCATGATGCTCTGTTATCCGTATGTCGAGACCTGCGTCAACGGAGACACGGATTCGGTCAAGTTCGTTATCAGGGACAGCGAGCTGGATAACGTGAAAAGGGCCTTGCAGCGCATGGATGCTGCCATAGACAGTGCCAAGGCTGACGTGTGCAGCCGCGTTAGGCGCTCGTATCCAGAGCAATACGACCCCTTGACCGACATAGGCCATTACGTGCTTGAGTTCTCCACCTACCGTTTCTGTGCCGCCTGGAACAAGGCATACTGCATCTCAGAGTATGACCCCAGGGACAAACGGGAGCATATCCGCTTCACGCTGGCAGGCGTACCGACAAAGAAGGTAAACCAGCTGGCAGACAGCCTGGTCGAGGGTGGTTGGAGCTTTGCCGACGTGTGCGACACGTTCCTGGGCTACAACGTGACCTACGCCCACGACATAACGGGCCTGAACGCGCGGGCCTTCCCAGATTGGGGAGACTTGTACCAAGGCAAGGTGACGGACTACCAGGGCCATACCTCAAACGTCACCGAGCCGAGCGCACTGTGCCTCTATCCCATGGCAAAGACCGTGAACGACACACAGAGCACCGAGAACGCAGTCAACATGCAGGTCGCGGTACACAACCGACCACAGGTGAACACAGAGCCCTTGATAATCACTGTGGATGGCATAAGGAGGATAGGAGACATGATCTATGGTGACTAGCAAACGGAGATACTACGATTGGCAGGCCACCTTTAGCAGGCAGACGGGAAGCCAGGGGGAGTTCTGCATCGTGGTGGGGGCTAAGGGCATTGGCAAGACCTTTGGCCTGAGAAAGCAGTGCATTAACGACTATCTGAAGCATGGCTGGCACTTCTGCGAGGTTTGCCGCACAAAGGACGAAATGAAGGTTGTGCGGCAGGGCTATTTCGACAAGCTGCAAGCCGCAGGATTCTTCGAGGATTACATGTTCAAGGTGACAGGGCAGATAGGCTACATAGCGCGTGAGCCTGAGAAGGATCCTGAGACTGGGGAGTACACCGAGAAGCCACAGTGGCAGGTGCTCTGCTATTTCGTGGCGCTCACTGCATTCCAGACGGAGAAGAAGCGCACCTATACCGGCATTCACAGGTTTATCTTTGACGAGGCGATAATCGACCGCAAGGACAGATACCACAGGTACCTGCCTAACGAGTTCCTTGTGTTCGCAAACCTGCTTGACACCATGTCCAGGCAGCTACCAGGCGGCGAGCAGTACAGGGTGTATCTGCTTGGCAATGCCTGCGACCTGACTTGCCCATACATGCGCTACCTTGGCATAGATCGGATACCCGAGTTCGGCTACAGCTTCTGGAACGACAAGGCGGTGCTGTTGCATTACGTCGAGCCCTGGGACAAGGAGGAGCGGCAGGCACAGACGCTGGTAGGAAGGATGCTCAACGGCACCGAGGAATCGGAAATGGTGTTCGGCAACGTGTTCAATGTGGGAGACGTGAGTGACGTGCAGGCCAAGACCAAGGCCGCGCGGTACGCATATGCCATAAAGTATGGCGAGCAGGTGTACGCGATATGGATTGACTATGGGAAGGCACTCTGCTTTGTCACGTCAAGGCTACCCAAGGATGCTGGGAACGTCTTCACCATCACCAAGGCTGACGCAAGCCTGGACTACCAGTCCATCGAACGCACCAGCCCCTATCTGCAGATGCTGAACAGGTTCTTCTACCTGGGGGCGCTGAGGTACGAGAGCCCAGCCATACGCGAGATGTTCCTCACCATCCTGGAATTTATGGGGGTTCGTTAGAAATAACCGTTGACACCGTTAACAGATAGGTGTTAAGCTAGCCGCAGGCGATTCAGGAAAGGGGGTGCAGGGCATGAAGGAGAAGTCATGGTGGATATACCAAGACAAGGATTCACCAGATCCTTGGGCTATCCACATCACGGCAAGAAAGGAGCGCAGGAGGATACGGGCAAGTACCGAGATCTACGCCGATTGGTTCACCAACCCAAGCAAGCGTTTTCTGATTGGTGACATGAGCATCGTTCAAGCTGCGGGCTGGATTGGCACCATTGGGCGGATTCTATCAAGTTACGGCCACCCACTTACGGAGGGTGACCGCGAGCACCTAGAGCAGAGCTTGAAGGAGCTCAAGGAGAGCTTTCTAGACTGAGGAGAAAACAGACATGGCAGAGCAGAACACCGAGATTCAGGCAGTGCAGGCACAGCAGCAGGCACTTGTGAGCGTTCAGAACATCACCAACGCAGGCGTTGGCTCAATGGTCACCAGCTTGCGTGCCAACCCCAACGACCGCGCGGCAAGCGTGCGCGTGTTCAACGCTATGAACAACCCCACCGACCGCGTGGCGAACCGCATCAACGAGGTGATCGAGGTCCAGGACTATCTCATCGAGATGACCGAGATCGAGGACACCGACGCCTACGGCAATGGCCTTGGCACGTTCAGTGCCGTTCCGCGCGTCGTTCTCGTCGCGCCTGACGGCAAGAGCTACCAGGCCACCTCCTATGGCATCGCAAACGCGGTTCGCAATGTCGTGATGGTGTGCGGCGACGCGCCTTGGGTTCCACCTGTGCAGCTCAAGGTCAAGCAGGTTCCGACCAAGCGCGGCTCCATGCTTACCGTGGACATGGTAGGATAGGGCATGGTGAAGCCCACGTGTTCAGAGGTTCGCGTAGATTCGGGCATGCGGCCTGTGACGGGCACCGACGCGCTGGCATATAGCATGTGCAACGTCTGACGGGTGGGAGCTTTGCCAAACTCTTGGAGCCACCCAGAGGCCAAACGGCCTTATGGGTGGCTTCATTCGTTTCCAGGGAAAAGGAGCACAAAGCATGGACGAGAACACCTACACGCAGCAGAACTACCTCATTAAGCTTTGCATGGGCTGCACCGACCATCTGAGCGAGCTGGAAGCCAGGTACCACAAGGCGCAGGCCGAGGCCTGGCAGCGCAGGGCAAGGCAGCTCAAAGATGGCAACCTCATGCTTCTTGACAGGGTGGACATGCTGCAAAGACGCCTTGCCCGGTATCGCCACAAGGTCACCGCACTCAAGGAAGAGAACGAGCGCTTGCGCGATAAGCTGGCAAGGTATCGGGAACTGGAACCTGTTCCGAACGAAGGAAAATAAGTGGCTGGGGCCTGAAATGAACATCTATATTGTGCGAGAGCAGGACATGGAGCGCGTTGAGGCGTTTACCAGCAGAAAGCGTGCCGTTCGGTACCTTTACTCTTGGGGCTATCATCCAAAGGTCGAAACGGACAGGTTTGAGATTTGGGGCAGAGACTATAACCAGCCCGAACGAGGTTTTTTCAGGGCGTATCTGGAAGAGAAGAAGCTAGTAGGTGCGAAACATAACTACAAGTACGAGTGCAAGCAACTACGCGTGACGGTGCGCTATCTGCATCGGAAGATAGGCAAGCTGCAAAATCAGCTTGCCTTGCTGCAAAATCAGCTTGCCTTGCTGAGGGCGTTTTGCGATGTTTACCTAAAGGAGGATTTGTGATGCTGCAATTTCAGGCAGGCGAATACTGCATCTGCATATGGGATGGGGAGCAGACCAGGCTAAGCAGGGCCCTTGAATCCCTGAACAGGTATACAGAGGACGAAAAGGCCACACAGGATCATCAGGGCTATACCGTGACAGTGCAGACGTTCGACCAAGGCACCGATGACAGCAAGGCCCAGAAGGTGCTGGAGAAGGCAAGCGAGGTACAGGGCGTGTTGCTATACGAGGGAAAAGAATCAAAACAAGCACTTTACGTGCTTGCAGAAACCGTTACGGCATGCCTTGACCTTGTTAGTGCGCTTGGTTGCAGCGAGGAAGAGTTCCAGGATGAACTTGACTTGGTGAATGAGAGCAACGCCAGGAAGGAGCATTAGCAATGAAAAACCAAAAGCCACAGGTCGAACCGGGAACCGAACCGAGTGTTTCGACAGGCAACGAACCTGTTGTTTCGACAAGCAACGAACCGAGTGCTACCATTGAGCCGCAGACTACCAGTGCAGCGGGTGGTACCGCAGAAGACGCACAGGAGGAGTACAAGGCGCTTGTCGAGCAGCTTATGTCACAGAACAAGGCGCTCATCGAGCAGAACAAGAGTCTGCAAAGCCAGTTCGGCATTCTCATAAGGAGTGGCGCAAGTGTGGGACGGCATGGAGATAGCGGTTCCGTATCTGGCCCTGGCAATCCTGGCCCTTTGGATCCTGTGCAAGGTATGGGACAACCTGAACCGAAAGAACCATATGTGAGCCTTGCCGAACTGGGAAGCCAGATTGGGAAGCGGGATTACAGCCCCCACAACTCACCACAGAAGGAGTGATTTAAATGGTCCAGAACAGCACCGTACTATCGAAGGCCTGGATCGAGGGAAGCAACGACTTTCAGCAGCGCATTCCCAACCCCGACATTGCGGGTTATGCGGCAGCGGTGCAGGCCCTCTTTGACCCCTATAACGGAGACCTGCTCAATGGCTTCTCAAACCTGCTTGTTGGCTTCATGGGGAACTACATCGAGAGCAAGCTTTTCGAGAATCCCCTTCGGGAGCTCAAGAAGCCTGCGGCCGAGTTCGGCAACACCGAGCGCCACGTTGCCGTGAAGTACATGAAGGCACACAGCTACAAGCTGGATGACGAGACGTTGTTGAAGCTGGAAAAGCCGGAGTTCCAAGAGTGGTTCTATTCGGTTAACCAGCACAGGCGCTACGAGTTCTCTTGGAGCCGCTACGAGCTCAACCGAGTCATGAGTGTGGGTTCGGGCTATGGCCTTGACAACCTGCTTGCGGCCACGCTTGACCAGCAGCGCAGCTCCGACAACTACGACGAGATGCAGGTCATGATCAACACGTTTGCAATGGCAGACAAGTATTACAGCCTGTATCGCCGCAACATCACGGCAGCGCCTACCACCAAGGAGCTTGGACAGGAGCTTCTCGTCAAGATCCGCACCGACGCCGGGATGATGCAGTTCCCGAGCATGCGTTACAACCAGATTGACGTTCCCGTCTTCGAGTCCCCACGCACGCTTGTACTGTGGGTAACTCCCGAGACTGACGCCTATCTTGATGTGATGGCCCTGGCCGAGCTCTTCCACGTCGAGCGTGCAGAGGTCAACTTCCGAAAGATCATCGTTCCCGAGTTCCCCATCCCGAACGTGTACGCGGCCCTCACTTCCGAGGACTTCATCTACGCGCGTGACGTTTGGTATGGCATCGAGCCCCCCTTCTACAATCCGGCCAACCGAACGTACAAGTATTACCTGTTCCACGACCAGATGATTGGCATGAACCCTGCGGCGAACTGCGTTCTGTATACCACGGACACTGCGACCACCATTCCCACCATCAAGATGACCGCAACTGGGATGACCATCACTCCCCAGGCTGCGAGCGTCCCGCTTGGTGGCTCGATAAAGCTCAACCTTGCCCTCACGGGCTCCGTCACGCCTACTGGTACCCCCGTCGCGCTTGAGCCTGACGCGGCAACCTACACTGTCGCGGCCACCCGCACCGAGGGTTCGACCACTACCCCCGTCACGCTCAACAGCCGCACGCGCGTCACACCTGACGGCGTGCTCCACGTCCAGAGGGGCGGAAACCTTGCCGTTGGCGATAAGATCGTGGTTACCGCTACCACGGCATACAAGAATCCGTCTGCCTCTGGCGAGACGAACTACACGGCCACCTTTACTGCTACAGTCGTTGCAGCCGAGGAGGAGACGGCCAAGGAGTCCTTTGTGGAGACCAACAGCAACCTTGTCTACACTCCGAGCGGTGACGATGTGACATACAAGCCCACGGAGTAGGCTACAATAGGCTTGCCCCTGCTACTCCCCTTTCCCCGTTGCCCCATCTGCACAAATTGCAGGTGGGGCATCTACGTTTTATACTGTCTCCAAAAGCCTTGAGGAGGTGGGCAATGCCGAACTTTCACTACCTCGGAAAGAACGGTTTCCCGAACGCCGATAACGTGAACGTCTACGATTACCAGAATGACATTGACTATGGGCGCTATGACTATTCGCAGATGAGCATCCAGGTATGTTCGGTGCCTTGGGACCAGGGAGAGGCCCACATAGGACAGCGCACGCTTTCAGGCATCGGCAACGTCGTGCATTTTGGGAGCGCTGCGAAGCGTGATGCTTGGTTCGACGCCATCCCCGACACCGAGTGTTTCCGCTGGGAGACAAAGTTCAAGGAACTGCATTCAGACCTTACCTTGCGCGTTCCCCTGCCTTTCGATATAGCAAGCAATTACAACTATGTTCGAGTCACCTATAGCCTTTTCGCCAACGATGATTCGCCTTTGCAGTACGAAAGCGAAAATGGTATGCGGAAGTGGTTCTACTTCATCCGCGAGGCGCGGTTCATCGCACCGAACACCACCGAGCTTCTTCTGCTTGACGATGCTTGGCAGACATGGATCTACTCCATGGACATTACCAACATGATCCTGGAGCGCGGGCACGCCCCGATGTTCGCAACCAAGGCAGACACTTACCTTGCAAACCCCATTGCCAATTGCTCCAATCTGCTTTCAGAGGACATCAACTATGGTGAGCTGCAGAAGGTGACCAAGGCGCAGGCCACGGCGCTTAACGCAGGTGACATGTACGCAGTCGTGGCGATGAGCGGAGACCCCAAGGGCAGCTGGGGCGCCAAATCCAGCAATTCATGGCAGACCCCGGCACCCTCACACGTGGACGTGGCAGGCGCACCGGCCCTGGAGCTGGTCTCCATGGTCGCAGGTGACCTAAACACCTTCCTTGATAACGTCACGGCAAATATGCCACAGCTCAAGCAGACGATTCAATGTGTCTTCTTTTGTGCCAAGGAGCTTTTGAGCGTAGGCACTGGCTTTGCCTTTGCTGGGGTCACGTGCTACCAGGTGGCCGGATACAATCGAGTATCCAAGCAGATCTTCACCCGCACTAAGGCAGACTGGGGATATGGGGCGCACTACGCAAACCTGGCAAAGCTCTACACCTATCCATACTCTGCTCTTGAGATTACAGACGAAAAGGGTAACTCTGAGCTTGTGCGTATCGAGGACACAAACAATGTCCTCACCATGGACGTTGCAGCCAACCTAGTATTCCCATATCTCAACCTCTCTGGGGTTATCCACGGCATAGGTGGCACCGGTAGCAGCCAGATTAGCTTCGCTAACGTCGATAGCCACACCTTCGATATGTCTGGCCGATGGTACGAGCATCTTAGAGAGTGGAGTATCCCAGGCTTCTCGGTAATCCTCTCCGCAGCCAAGCAAAACGACTTTGGCTCGCACTTTAGCCGTATTCAGCAGGATAACGACAGGTCTACGGCCAAGACCAATGCGGATGCAAGCGCTACCACGGCAAGCAGCAACAGCCAAAACATTGCCAATGCCGGATACAATGCCACGGTCACGACGGCAACCGCAGCCAGGACCACGACCAACAACACCGCCGACAATCTGCTAGACAATGCCACGGCGCAGACCACAGCAAACGATACGATCAACTCAAACTCCAACTCGACGGCAAGCCAAGACGCAGCACTTAGCAACTCTCTTGCTCAGGCAATTCAGGCCTGGGACGCCGGTATGTCACGCGAGACGGTCAACAACGAGGCCAACAAGGAAAACGCCACGGCAGCGGTTGGCGCGGCAGGTGGCGTTGTCAACAGTGTGGCCGGTGGCGCTATCAGTGGGTTTCTCACGGCGGGTCCCGTAGGCGCGGCAGCTGGTGCAATCGGTGGCCTGGTAAGTGGTGGCCTGGGGGCCGCAACCTCTCTTGCCACAAACGCTATTGCCGTCTCCGCGATGAGTACGCAGGCAGAAGCAGTGATTAGCAACTCCCAGTCGAAGCTTGGTGAGACGCAGCAATCCAACATCGACCGAACCAACAACGCCAACTCTGGCAAGACGGCCAACAAGGACGCAACCAACACACTTATCACCACAAGCGCCAACAACACGGCAGCGACCAGCAAGGAAAACGCCACTACCAGCTACAATGCGCAGGTGAGCGCGGCAAATACCACGCGAAACGCGGCAGTCGCGGCAGCGCAGGCCACGGAGACCACGACCAAGGCCAACAATGCGAGGACCTATGGCAACGAGGGTTCGAGAATCACCAACAGCGTCAGGCAAGCTGCGCTTGGGGCACCGGCAATCTATGGCAGCACGGCAAACGGGGATTTTGCCACGACGCGACCCATGGGACTTTTCGTAAACGTCGTCACGGAGTCTGATTACGCAATCCAGCGTGCCGGGGATGAGTTCTTGCGCTATGGCTATTATCTTGATAAGCAGTGGCCATTTGACGGAAATTGGCTTGTTGGCAAGTACTTTTCCTTCTGGAAGCTACGCGACTACTGGAGTTCCAACCAGATCCCAGACAGGTTTTCTGACCAGCTGCGCTTTCTGCTCTTTGGTGGGGTGACGGTCTGGCGCAGGCCGGACGACATAGGAAAGGCGAGCATCTATGACAACGGTATCTAACGAAAAAGTTACTAACACTCAGTCAACCGGAAAAATCGACATCAACAAACTTCTTGACAAGCCATATTCGGAAATGACCGAGGAGGAAATTGAGGCAGTCGTTGAGTGGAAGGCGCAGGTAAAGGCACGCGACAAGCAGTTTAAGGAAACCTTGCAGGCAATAAAGGACGCCCAAGCCAAGCAGCTCAAGGTGATGCAGGAGACGGCAGAGAGGGACGCAGCGCGCCAGGACGCATTTTTGCAGGCAAGCATAGAGCGACTTAACCGAGCCAATGGAGGTGCTTAATTGAGCCGAAAGAAGAAGAGGGGGCAGGAATCCAGCCCCTACTATTGGCAGACGGACGAGTACAACGCACTCTGCTATCAGGTAAACGTCGATATGCTTTTGGCAATTGCAATGAACCGCTTTCGTTGGGAAGGTCTGCCCCCGACGTGTGACCCCAGGTTTCTCGAATTGCAGCTGCACAAGGTGGGTATTGCGACGATCTGCCACAGCGCGGATGCACCCAACGTTTGGCAGACGCTTATGGCAATGCCCCAGGGCGAGTGGAACGACTACGGCATCCCTACCAAGTGGCGAGCTAAGGGTTGGAACGGCAACGAATACGACGTTACCCCGGTTACCGGTGAGCTTGTCTATTACAGCCAGACCAGACTCAATCCCTGGGGCGCGATCGTGCAATACGCCACCAAGCTAACCCATATCCAGCGCACAAGCGACGTAAACCTCATGCACCAACAGCACCCATGGGTAATGCTTATGCCGCAGGAGAAGCGCATGGAGCTTGTCAACCTCTTCAAGCAGATAAGCGGATACGAGCCTGTAATCCTGGGTGACAGCAACAACCGAAGCCTGCTGGAACTGAACGAGGGCAATTGCTTCACGCTTGACTTGCGCGTGCCGTATCTTGGCAAGGAGCTTACCGAGCAGTACCAGAACGTGCTCAACCAATACCTGCTCTTCATGGGTGTCCCCCACATCATGTTCGAGAAGAGCGAGCGCATGATCACCGAGGAGGCAACGGCAGGCAACAGCACAACTAACATTCTTCTGAAGAACTGCCTTGACGCAAGGCGCTGGGCTTGCAAGCAGCTTAGGGAGCTTGCGCCCAGCGTGTTCGGTGACCTGCAGGTGTACTTGAATGACGATTGGGAGAGCTACAATTACAACTATCTGAACAACCGAGCGCTCCTGGACGAGAACAACGCGACAGCGGAGGGAGGTACCGAAAATGGCAGCGAGTGACTACATGCCTACCACCTATCCTGACTTTGGCTCAGAAGGCGAGGTCAACGACTGGACGGGCAAGGACCGCTGGAATGCCGTCTATACGATCACGCTAGGTGAGCTAATCGACAAGGGCGTGTTCGATTGGGGCCTTGACATTCTGGACTGGTCTGGCGCGGCCTACAGCACCGAGCAATATAGCCGAGTGTGCGCCTACTTCATTGAGAGGTTCAGGTTCAGGGAGATTAGCCTAGAGCCCTTCTACGAATGGGCAACGATGCTCCATCGAAAGCTGGTGTACGAACTCATGCCCAAGTACAGGAACCTCTACAGGTATCTTGACGAGGAGTTCGACCCAGCGCAGATTTCCGACAAGTACCACAAGCGCAGGGCCATTGGCAGCGACTACCCAGAGACGATGCTCTCTGGGAATGCCGATTACGTGAGCAACGGCCAGGACGAGGAAAGCGAGGACATAGAGCGCGGGAACCTCATGGAAGCCTATGAGACCTACGTCACGAGATACCAGGCCATCGACCAGCACCTGCTTGACGAGCTTGAATCGATGTTTATCGGCCTTTATACTGCATCGATAGATGGGATGTGATGACCATATGAGCGATTTCAACTGCAATTGCACGCCAACCTACCCCAATGGTGCAGCGAGCCCCATTCCCCCATTCTGGGGCTTCTCTGCCTTCACGCCGACCATTCCAAAGCTCTACTGGAACGTCAAAAGCCAGGAGCAACGTATCCTCAACCTTTTCGACCTGCTCAACAAGCTTGTCTGCTATTGCGACAAAATGGGCTTGCAGATTGACGTCAACGCGCAGGATATTCAGGAACTTAGGGATTACGTTAACGAATTCCTTACTTCTGGATTTGACGATGCACTTGCGGAGAAAATAGCAAAGTGGATTGATGACCATCTGCAATTCATCTTCACGCACACAATAAGGCAGGTCTATTTTGGCCTTACACAAGACGGCCATTTTGTCGCATACGTACCAGATAGTTGGTCTGACATTGTATTCGACACAGGCGCTGACA